ACCAGATCCGCTGGGAGGAGTTCTTCTACGACCCGCGCTCTCGCCGCAAGGACTTCCGCGACGCGCGCTACAAGGGCATCGCCAAATGGCGCTATGCCGATGAAGTCGCCGCCGACCATCCCGAGGCCAAGGACGACCTCGAGAACGTCATGAACGCCGGCCTTGGGGCCGTGGACGAGACGTTCAAGGACCGGCCGGGCGACGGAACCTCGAGCGTCGCCTGGGTGGACGACAAGAAGCGCCGTGTGATGCAGGTGGAACTGTATCACCAGGAGGGCGACCGTTGGTACCGCTGCCAGTATTGGGCGGGCGGGGTGCTCTCCTACGACGTCTCCCCGTACCTGGACGAGAACGGCCGCCCCTGCTGCCCGATCGAAGCGCAGTCCTGCTACATCGACCGGGAGAACAACCGTCACGGCGTGGTGCGCGACATGCGCCCCGTCCAGGACGAGATCAACAAGCGCCGCTCGAAGCTGCTGCATCTGGTCACCACGTCCCAGGTGCAGGCGAGCGACGCCAATTTCGCCACCATGGAGGACGCTGACGTCGTCCGCCGGGAAGCGGCGCGGCCGGACGGCGTGATCCCGCCCGGCTGGGAGAAGGTCCCCACCTCGGACATGGCGGCCGGTCAGGCGCAGCTGCTCGCCGAGGCCAAGTCGGAAATCGAGCGCCTCGGCCCGACGCCGGACATCCTGGGCCGGCAGTCGGCGGATTCCTCGGGCCGCGCCCAGCTCGTCCGCCAGCAGGCGGGCATGACCCAGTTCGCGGTGACCTTCAGCGGCATCGAGGATTGGGAACGGCGCATCTACCGCCAGATGTGGGAGCGAGCTCGGCAGTACAAAACGGCTCCGTGGTGGGTGCGGGTGACTGATAAGGAGGGTGCGCCAGAGTTCATAGGCGTCAACCAGCCTACGGTGGATCAGTACGGCCAGCCCATCATTGATCCAGAGACCGGCCAGCCCGTGAAGCCGAACCGGATTGCCGAGATGGACATGGACATCATCTTGGATAGCGTCCCGGACACGGCCAACGTCCAGCAGGAGCAGTTCCAGGTCCTGAGCGAGCTGGCCAAGATGTATGGCCCGCAGGAAGTGCCGTTCGACGATCTGCTGAAGCTCTCGACCATCCAGGGCAAGCGGGAGTTGTTGGACCAGCGCAAGCAGCGCGCCGACCAGGCGCAGAGCGGGCAGCAGGAGAGCCCGCAGGCGCAGCTTTCGATCCAGGGGGCGATGGCCGAGCTGGCCAAGCTTCAGGCCGAGGTCGACAAGCTGCAGACCGAGGCGGACCTCACCCGCGCCAAGACCGAGACCGAGCTCGCCCGCCCGCACATCGAGGCGGCGAAGATCATGCAGACCGGCGAGCACCACGCCATGGATCTGCATCACGACGCGGCCCTGACCGCGGCGCAGATGGAACAGGCCGATCAGCACCATCAGACCGAGACCGCCTTCCGCGGCGCGGAGATGGAGCAGGCCGACAATCAGTTCGCCGGACAGATGAACTCAGCCGAAAGGCTGGCGCAGATGAAGGCCGGAAACACCCCGCCGCCGGGGGCTTAACGGGCGCACCGTCAGCGTGGGGACGCGACCCACGCTCCGCCGCCGGGAAACGGGCGTTTTCGGGCCGCCGCCGTATCGGGCGAGGGATCTAGATGGAAAACAAGCTCGACTTCATCGACGGGGAAGCCCCCGTTGAGCCTGATGCAGCACCCGTTCTTGAGCCGACGCCGGAAACCGAAGCGCAAGCCGAGGCCGTGGCTAGGGATGAGCGGGGACGGTTCGCCGCAAGGCAAGACGCCGGGGGCCAACAGCCCGAGGTGGAATTGCCTGTTCCTGACCAGCAACCTCCCGCAGAGACGGCGCCCCAAACGGTGTCCTATGAGGAGTTTGAGAAGCTGCAGGCCCAACTAGCCGGCGTCACCGCCGCCTTAACGGCCACCAGGCAGCAGAACCGGCAGCGACAGACCCCCCAGCCGCTGCCGCCAGCACCCGACATCTACGAGGCCCCCCACGAGTTCCAAGAGTGGGCGGACCAAGCCGCACAGCAGGCATACCAGACCGGGCGCCAGCCCCTTCTGCAACTGTCTCAGCAGCTCGTGGAAGAGAAGTACGGGGCGGAAGAGGTCGAGAAGGCGTGGAATTGGGCCGTCCGACAGGCTGACTTCGATCCCGCGCTGAACAACGCCTTCATGGCCAGCCATCATCCCTTCGAAACCGTGATGGAAGCCTACCAACGCCAGCAGGCGCTGGAAGCTTTCCGAGACCCAGCCATCCGCCAGCAGATACTGGCCCTCGCAAGGGGCGAGCCTGCTCCAGGAATGGCCCGCCACCAAGCCCCCGCGGCCTCGGCCGCTCCCCCCATCACGCCGCCAACGCGATCCCTGGCCTCCGCTCCGAGTGCGGGCGGGCTCAAGCCCGGCGAACAGCCGGTCGGGCCGGGCGTCTCGTACGGCGCAGTCTTCAAAGGATAAACGACAATGGCCGAAGTTGTTCTCGCCACCGCTTCTCAGAAGCAAGTGTGGATGAGCAAGTACTTCATGGAGTACGTGCGCGACTCCCGCTTCATGCCCTACATGTCCAACGCCGACCTGAACAAGGGCGGGGTGATCCTCACCCGCTATGAGCTTCAGAAGGAAGCGGGCAAGACCATCAACATCCCGTTCATCGGCCGTCTGAAGGGCCGCGGCGTCGCGGGCTCGGAAGTCCTCGACGGCAACGAGGAAGCGCTGACCAACTACAACTTCCCGATCAGCGTCGCCTGGCGCCGCAACGGCGTGCGGGTGCCGAAGTCCGAAAGCTTCATGACGGAGGTCAACCTCTTGGATGCGGCCAAGGACGGCCTGCAGACCTGGGAGTCCGAGAAGCTGCGCGACGACGTCATCGAAGCGCTGGCCTCGTTCGTCACCGACACGTCGGGCGCGACGGTGAACTTCGGCGACTCGTCCTCGACGAACCGCAACACCCACAACGCCAACAACTCGGACCGCCTGCTTTTCGGGGCGACCAAGTCGAACTACTCGGCGACCTGGGCGACGGCGATCGGCAACGTGGACACCACGTCCGACAAGATCACCTATGCCGCCCTGATGCTGATGAAGCGGATGGCCAAGTCGGCCGACCCGCACATCCGCCCGTTCAAGACCAACGCCACCAAGGGCCGCGAATACTACGTGGTCTTCATGGGCGCGCGGTCCTTCCGGGACGCCGCGGCTGACACGACGATCATCTCCTACAACAAGGACGCCCGTGCTCGCGAGAACGGCGGCATGGACGAAAACCCGCTGTTCCAGGACGGCGACCTGATCGTCAACGGCCTGATCCTGCGGGAGGTCCCGGAGATCGACGACGTCCTGACCGCCGGCACCTACTCGGCGGACGGCATCGGCAACACCTCGGCGGACGTTCGCCCCGTGGTCCTCTGCGGCGCCGGCGCTGTCGCCGTCGCCTGGGGACAGGAGCCCACGCCCCGCACCGACTACGTCAAGGACTACGGCTTCCGTCCCGGCGTGGCCATCGAGGAGCTGATCGGCGTCAAGAAGGTCAACTACAACGGCAAGATGAACGGCATGGTCGTGGGGTGGTTCGCGGCGGCGGCCGACAGCTGATCGCTGATCTCACCTGACATCGGGCCGCTCTGACCGGGCGGCCCCCACCTCCTTCAAAGGACATCATCATGGCTTCTCTCAAGGCTGCTCGCAGCCTCACCAAGTTCCCTGTCGGCGGCCTGGCCGGTGGCGGGGTCATGCACTGCGCCTGGGGCCTCTACAACTTCGCCGCCGCCGCCAGCGGCGCGGACACCGTCGACCTCGTCCGGCTTCCGGCCGGCGCCACGGTCGTGGGTGGCTACTTCCGCGGCGAGGACATCGACACCGGCACCGAGGCGCTGGACATCGACATCGGATGGACCGCCAACGGCGGCTCGGGCGTCGGCGCCACCGCTGACCCGGACGGGCTCGGCAACTTCGGCACCATCGACGGCGATGTCGTCGGCCAGATCAAGCCGGAGGCGTCGATCCTGTACCCGCTCAACGGCACGCTGAAGTCGGGTCCGATCTACTTCGACGCCCCGACGCTGATCCAGGCCGTGGTCAACACCGCGGCCAATGCCGGCGGCACGGGCAAGATCTGGGTGGCGGTTTACTACCTCTACCAAGACCCCAACACCAGCGCCCAGACCTAAAGGAGCAAGAGCACATGGCTACCTTCATCTACACGCCGACCGAGCCGGAAGACGCCTATCGGCCGACCGAGGTCTTCGGCATCACCTTCCCGCCCGGCGAGGCGGTGACCATCAAGCAGGCCGACCTGAAGGGCAGCCTCAAGCTGGCCGACGTCGAGGCCAAGCTCGATGGCAACCCGCAGTTCACCAGGCAGGGCG